TCAAAGTGAATACCAGTTGGAATAACTGTACCATTACGATCTTGTTCGGTAATTGTAAGTTTGCTATTCTTTTGATACTCTGGATTCTTTAAATGCAATGCAAGTTTATCTAAGTTAGGCATACCAAAAATGTTTGCGCCAAATTCAGCTACCTTTTCTTTTGTGTTTGCTGACAGAATTACACTGCGATCTTCTGCCATTGATTCAACAGTAGTACTACTGTCGTCTCCTGTTACTTTCACTAAGCTCAAAAAGCCTAAAGAATGTGTCTTTGCTACTACGTCTTGTAAAATATCTTTCATAATACTTCTCCTATGTTCCTTTTATTATACGACATTTTGTTGATAAAGTCAACAACTTTTTACTCTATTTCGGAGATCACTGCTCGAAAAACGGTGCTCTCTTTTGTTAAAAAACAGTTCGATTCCTCGTTTGGCACATATAGCCCTACCAGTAAACTTACCATTTTTGTATTCTTCACCTAAAATCCTTACATCAATATGAAGCATATTTAGAATGTCTTCTAAGTCAGTTTCTGTTTGATATGGGATTATTTCGTCAACGTACTTGACAGCACTAAGTTGTGTATGTCTTTCTACTATAGTTTGTACGGGTGAATTTTTCTCTGGACGATCAAGACTTGGATCAATTTGTAGGCCACAAATCAAGTAGTCACATTGTTCTTTTGCATCTCTCAGCATTTGTATATGACCTGCGTGGAGCAGATCAAATGTACTACATGTGAAGCCTATTCTCATTTCTTAAAGCCTTGTTCTTTTAAAAATCCATCTACTGTATATTTAGGTCTAAAGCCTAACTTATCCATCAAATGTGTATTTGCCTGTGTTTTTGTTCTTTCGCCAATAGTATTTAACTTTACTGGCAAATCAGGTCTTATGTCCTGGATCCTTACACATTCTCCAGTACCAATGTCAATATTACCTGTTAGGTCTTTGTCCATTAATAACATAATACCATCTGTTAAATCTTCTAAATGTATAAAATCTCTTAGATGATTTGTTGTGTATTCTAATGTATTGTTAAGCAATTTATCAAAGAACATTTTAGCTCTTGGACTTTCGCTGTACACTGTATGAAATCTCATAAACAATGCATTAGGGTGTGGAATGTTTTCAATTACATTCTTACTTGCGGCATATGGATTAAGATGTGGTTCGTACTGTGAACTTGATCCTGCTACTAATACTCGAACATTATCGTAGAACTCAAGTATACGTTTTGTTCCTTCTACATTAGTGTCCCAATACTTTTTAGGATCAGCAAGACTTTCTCTTACGCCGCCAATGCCTGCTAAGTGTATTACAAAATCTACCTTAGGTAGTTCTGAGGTTAATATATTAGTACCTTCTTTAATATCTATACCGACAACATCATGTCCATCTACAACTAACTTTTCTTTTAGTCTTGATCCGATGAAACCTAGATGCCCTGTAATTAGTATCTTCATGTTTCTTTCCTTTTGTTCTTATTGCTTGTTACAGCAGTTGATAATATTGGTAGTGTGGCGCCAATTACATTTGCTGAATACAGCAATGCTTCTGTATCTTTTGGAAAGCATGCTCCTCCAAAACCTTTGTCGCCATCTGGACCTGGAACTTGCATATGACTATGTGTAATTCTTTTGTCCTCACCTACCAATGCTTTAACTTGATTATAATCTATTCCTGCTGATTCGCATAGATCAAATACTTCGTTAAAGAAAGCAACCTTGGTTGCTAAAAAACTATTGCGTAAATATTTTGTTAATATTAATTCTTCTACCGTAGCATAGATTGGATTGAATCCTTTACATAAAATAAACACATCATTCCAAAACTCTACATTACCTCCACCAAATAACATTGTTGTTTGATTTTTAAAGTCTTCGTTTGCATTAGCCGCAGTTAAAAACTCAGGGCTAAATGTAATTTCTTTATTTTGTGGCTTAAGATCTTTGCGCCACCCTTCTAAACTAATTGTGCTTTTAATTAAAATAGGTTTATCACTTGGACATGCTTTAACTACAGTTTCAACAATAGTCATATTACATGCTCCTGTTACTGTAGCAGGTGTTGGAACACAAATAACATAACCGTCGCTATCGTTATCAATAACATTATCGTTATATTCAGGATCAACAATCTTTACTTCATGATAGTCTTTGAGTACTTCGTACACAGCCTTGCCTACAAAGCCATACCCAATTAAAGTTAGTTTCATTTAGCCTCCTTCTTTGCTTGCAATTTAGGATGTGGAGTTTTATCGTTAAAGATATCTCCAGCCATTGCTTGTATTTGTTCTACTAGATGAGTAACTAACTGTTCGTCATACTTCTCACCTGGTGCCTTTTTATATTTTTCTCTATGTGCTTGAACAGCCATTCCGTGCATTGCACTAACCTTGTCCATTAGTTGTTGTATTGTATGTTGCATTATTCACCTCCAAAGTCAAACAAACTATTGAACGTATTGTTCTGTTTAGTGTCTTCTAAATCATAGTTTAGAACACCAATTAGGTTATCTAGTTTGTTATCAATAATAGTTGCTTCCATAGCATCGCCATCAAATGGCAGTTCTTTGAACCATTCTGGAATACGCAATTCATCTGTAGGGTATGCAACACTTGTGTAACCTAGCGGATTTTGTTTTAGTTTGCATACAATAACTTTCATACCGTCAACAATCTCTTGCGAGTACTTGTCACCATTCATACGTTTTAGTGTATTCCAATTAATACTTGCTCTAACATGCCCAGGCATGTTTGCTTTACCTTGCTTTTCTTCAAGACGTTGATAGTGTCCTACTTTGTTTGCACGTTTAGGTGCACCTTTTTCATAACCTGGACGTAGTTTAAACTCCTTACGAAATTGTGTAATACGATCTAATACTTTTCTTTCTTCAACATCAGTAAGTACCATAAGCAATAGCTCACTTAAGAACTCCTGCATAAACACAGGTGTATCTGATCTACGCAAGTCTAAGCCCATTGCTTTTACTTTGCCTGGTTTACCATCTTCATCTGTTCTAAAGCCTTCGTTATCAATTACTAGTGCCGCATAACGCTTCTTAGTAATATACAATCCGCTTTTTGCAACAATTTCTCTACCTGCGGCAATAACGTCTGCACGACTCTTTGGACAATGGAATGCTTGTAGCATAAAATCTATAAATGTACTGTCAACAGCATCACTTACTTGATCATAAAGTTTGATAGCGTTCTCAGTACTCCAAGGAATGTCTCCTTTATCAATACCTTCTTTAAGCATTGGGTAAGCACTAAAGTAAACAGAGTCTGTATCACCATATATAACAGCATCACCTACGTGATCATATGTACCTGTAATAACTTTGTTTGCTTCTGCACTCATATGCTTAACAATAGTACGACCTGACAGTGTTGTTGACTGTCCAATACGTTTGTCAAAGAATCTACAACCAGGATTAAGAATAGCACCATACAAACTGTTCAAGTTAATCTTTTTAACAAGTTGTCGCTTGTCCCAGTATTCAATCTCTGTAGCATTGCCGGCATCCTTAGCCTTCTTTAACATTGCTTGTAGTTCTTTACGTTCTGAATACCAACGTTTTAGTAGTCCGGGTATAACACCTTCGTGTTCTGTTGTAAAAATAGTACCGTTTGCACTAAGCATCCAAGGTTGATTGCTATCAAATACAAGTTTATAAATCTCTGCACCTGATAATACATCACTTTGTCCGTTCTCCCAGTCAACAGTTAGTGCAGTATCACGTTTCTGTTCCATAACTGCTTCATATTCTTCTGTAGCAAAACGTCCTTCCCAACTGCCTGCGAAACTTTTCTTCTTAAGACCCATATCTTCTTTTACACGAGCATCTGAAACGTCTGGACGTAGTTGTCCAACAACTGTTGCTGGATCCATATTCAATGCACGAATAACACTAGGATACAGACTGTTCAAGTCCATACTAGCAATCCATTTGTGCAAGCCTTTTTTTGGAAATGCAACATAAGCACCTGCCGCTTGTGTGTTTTCTTCATCACGGTGCGGACGATTAGGTACTTGCATACCACGTCTGTGTGCTTCATTAACAATCGCTTGTTCTGTAACTGCGACAGCACCCATAGTGGTCTGTAGCAAAACAGTGTTTGCATGTGCAAGTTCGTTACTTAGATCAATAAATCTTAGTTTTTTGTCCAGCTTGTCCAGTAGTGCGGTATCTTGTATGTTGTATTCGATGAACTTTCTAAAGTCATTGTTGTACAACTGGTCCAAAGTGCCTTCATAAGGGACCTTGTTCTCACCAACTTCGATTTCGCCAATGGCATCAAGTCTATATGTGTGTCTTTCTTCATATGTATATTTACGATATAATTCCAAACTATCTAAATGCACTCTGCCTATTAGGTCAAAGGTAACAGCTGATTTACCATACTTTTCATATTCACGTTTCTTAGGAAGTTGACCCCACAAGCAGAATCTACGTGTATCATCCTTGCTTAGTACACGGGCAGTTCTGTTTACAGTATACGGAATATCATAACCTTCACTGTTCCAACCTGATAAAATATCAGCGTCTTCAATCAGCGTTAAGAAAGTGTCAATCATTTCACTTTCTTTTTCAACTAGCATTACATTATCAATGCCTTCAATTTCTTTTTTAGCCTGCTCCATAGTAAGTGTCTTAGGCGGCACAGCAATACAGATCATTGTTTCCATCCACTGTAAGTATACAGAGATACTTGTAATAGGCATAAACGGATCTGCAGGATCAGCAAAGCCACGCTCTGGATCAAAGTCAGTCTCAATATCAAAGAATGCAATGTTTAGTTTAGGAGCATCTTGATTGAGATAGTTTTCACTCAAACATTGGAATATAGGATTAATATCGCTTTCAAACATCTTCTTGCCTTTGTTAATAGCAAGTTCTTTACGAAACTCCTTTGTGTTCTTACACACAATTCTACTAATTGGATCGCCGTAGATGCTTTTAAATTTACCTCTTTGATCTTCATAATAAAATGTATACTTGATTGGATATTCAGTAAACTTTCTTTTGCCGTCTTTACGTTCTACAACACGTACAATGTCACTGTCTCTATCAAATAATGCGTCTACGTAACTCAATTAATTCTCCCTGTAAGTAATGTCATTAATGTTTCCTGCTAAAACATATCTTGTTGTGTTTACAGGATATACTTTATGATGTATGGTACTAGGAAACATGACTACCATATCATTATACACTGGTAAGTTGACTTCGTCAACCGGAAAGATTTCGTTTTTGGACTCCTGCATTTCAACAAACGTAAGTGGATTGTTACTTTCGCCTACATCTAAGTAGTAAACCCAACTGTAACGACTTAGTGTACCGTGTTCGTGTTGTGGACAACCTTGTCCGGGTAAGCTCTCTTGGAACCATACTTCTGCATCAATGTTTAATTGACTAGTTTCATGCCAAACTTGATCAGTTATAAACTTAGGACCCCTTGGACGTACAATATTATGGCAATACCATAAATGTATTTTGTCTAGTAAAGGACTAATTATATCGTGATCAAGATGTATTTCGTGGTTAGTCTTCCATGACTCAACAGTATATTGTTCTTCCTCTTTTAATTTAAGGAAATAATCAATAATAGGTTTTGTGGTTTGTTTAGTAAAGCCAAGCGGGCCATGTCTTATGGCGGTCGGCTGAGATATGTATAGTGTACTACAACTTAACTTCATTTTTTCCTACGTTGCTTATGGCCAACTTAACCTTCTACATGCCTGGCAATTGCCTTTGGCGTTACTATTATTTATTAGAACAACAAGCCCGCAACGTAAATTACGGTTAATCCTGCGTTCATAACAATTAAACTTTTTTCTTTCCATAGGACACCAACAAGTATCCATAGACTATTACTAATAATGAATGCCCAAATGTACAAAGGGTAAACATTAAATGCGGCCAGTGTAGCGGCTGTCAGTAAACATACTGTAGCCACCCATGCTAGCCATTGATAGGGTTTTACCACCATCCTGCGGCCACTCCATATCCAAATGTGTTAATAACAGCAAAGTATCCTGTTAGTAACATAACCCATGCCGCGCCTCTGCGTACAGCCGCGTAGCATTGTGTAACCGATCCTACAAAAAAGAACGGATATATAATTAGCATGTTTGGATCTTTAGCATTAAATGCCAAAGTCAAACTTGCCATAACTGTAAATACGAAACTTATTAGTTCGAATCCAAAAGCAATCTTGTCGCTTTTATAACTATTGATCCAAAAATCTTTTACTTTTTGCATTACGGCTTGTCTTTCCCTACAGTGACAACTAGTGTTTCTAAATCGTCAAACTCGTCAGCAACCTTTTCCCAATCACCTTTATGGGCAACTTTAATTGCTTTGTTAATTAAACTTGGCTTAATGTCAAGTTCTTCTGCTACTGCTTTCACAGTTTCTTTAAGACCTGTGCTTAGATCTTCAATTTCTCTCATAACTGTAGCGCCTTCGTTAACCAAACGTTCTAGTTTAGCCTTCTCGTCGCCACCATATACTCTGTCGCTCATAAGATTCTCCTTAGTTTATGTAGTATTATACTATATTTTTAGGGTGTTGTCAAGTGTTATTTTACCAATTATCTTGGAGGACAAATTTCAAAGCCGTTCATCTGCTTCTTGTATTCGTCTGCATATCCAACATATATGTACTTAACACCTTTGGCCTTGTAATACGCACATTCGTGGCGTAGGCTCTTTAGACCTAAGAATAACTTAGGGTTTTTGTAGTTCCAAGCAAACTGTATTGCTTCTACATTATCTGAATTATACCAATAATAGTGACTAAACGCAACTAGTTCTTTATTGCTGTAGTATCCAACTATATCACAATGCGGTGCACACAAGTCTTCGTTAAATAAAGGCATTACACTTTCAAACTGTTTGTACTTACAGTATTGATCGTATATTTTTTGTAGTTGTTCTACTGGCGGGTTATCAAACAGTACGGCTGATTTAGACATTCTGTAGTTTGTTTTAGATAAATTAATTCTAGCATATATGTCACTCACGATTTTGCACCTCTTGTTTGTATTCTTTAGTCCAATTCTTATAATAGTCTTTCTTTTCTAACCATTCCCTCGCTGTTTCTAGTTTTTCTTTTGGTTGCAAAAGAACAAGAGCATATGTGCCATGGTTTAATTTTATATCTTGTACTTCCTCTACTTCAAGAGGATGATCTTCAAGTGCTACATAACCTCTACGGTCAAGCATAGGCTTTGTGTCATCTATAATATTACTTAGTTGTTCAGGAGTAATTCGGTCATAATCAAAGCCTAGTATAACTACTTCTTTACCTTTAGGCCAATGATATGTATAATTTTCTATTTCTGCTCGTACCCAGGTATTAATTTCAAATGAACCGTCGAGCCAATGTGTGTGTACAGCATTATCTTGCCATGCCTTTTTAGCATACGGACATGGAGGTAGGTTATTAAATGTTTTTGATGGTTTGCTTAATACGTTTTGTATCCAATCATCTATCGATGACTTGAAACTTTGCATGGCATATTAGGCCTTAACGCATTTGTTAACACGTTTGCCTGCGTTCTTACCAGTACCTTTTTGTGTTCCAGCTCTCTTATAGCCTTTCCAACATTTATCAGGACCAGCTACTTCATCTAGCTCTGCTTCTGATAAACCTAATGTTGTGTAACTTGGGTTACCACAATCTGTACAATTAGCTTCTACAGATTCTTTTGCAGTCTTAGCCGCATTTTTCCAATCTTGTGGACTAGGTGCATCTGGATGATCTGCTGATCTGCTTGTGCCGGCTTTTTTACGTTTATTCACATAGTAGTATAAGCCTTTTTTCTTCTTTGCTTCTTCTAACTTTTGTGCTAGAGTATCTACATATGATTCATCTTTTTTTGTAGGTTGTTTTTTACCTTTATATTCGTATCTATCGTCGCCATCTTTCCAACGTTTGTATGCAGGTGTATTTGCTTTTTCGTCTGCTGGACTAATCTGCATCTTTTCTTTAGATTCTGCTTCAACAAATACTTGTACCATATCGTCGCCGTTGTTAAGGCCACCTTTTTTAACTTTTACGTTTGCTTTGCCATATTCTTTTTCAGCTTCTGCTGGAGACATACTAGTTTGCTTCCAACGTTTTTCTGCTTCTTTAATGTCTGCTTTTTTAGGCTTGTCGTGTGTCCAACCTTTTTTAGCCATGTCTTTATGATCTTGCTCTTTATTGGCTTTCTTGCCTTCACCTGTCTTAGGATCATACATCATGTGTGGTTCAAATTTGTCAGCTTTTTTAGATTCAGATACTTCGTCAAATTTCATTTCATAATCTAAATGATGATATACACTACCTAAATAGTCTGCGGCTTTAGTAATCTTTGCTTGTACCCAGCCTTCAAGTCCTTGTTCTTCACTTACGCCTTTAAGCATTTCGTGTAGTTTAATACCGTACTTGGCAACTTTGTATAGATCGCCTCTAGCCATTTGCACTTCGTGATCTCTTTCAACCTTGTATGCCATGTCAGCTAAACCGTTTTCTTTTAAGTCTTTTTCTCTCATCGTGTTATCCTATTTTTTTCTTTTGACTGTTTTACCACCAAAAACATTATCTGTAATGTCTAGTCCGTTCTTTGCAGTACCGTCTTTGTTTAGTGCTTGTTTTGCTTTTGGTACACCGTTTTTATCACGCTTTATTTTTCCGTATGCATGTGGTGGATTAGCAACAGATGCTATATTCCCTGCACTAGTAGAACCTGTTGTAGCAAATTCTTTTATTGATTCTTTATTCTTAGAATGACAGTCGCAATGCTTACAGTCAGGACCACATGTACATTCTGTTACAGGAACCCCACAACAGTCTTTTGAGCACATCTCTACTTTTTCTTCTCTAAATAGTTCTCTTATTAACATGTTAGTATTTACCTTTTTTCTACTTGTTATTTTTTCTTACCGGACTTCATATTTGCACACCAATGATACATTTTAGCACGTTCACCACTTGCATTCTTTGCTTTTTTACGTAGCTCAGTTACACTACCATTGCAACTAGCACCTGACTTTTTTACTCTACCAGGTCTGCTTTTACCACTCTTCTTGCCATCTGCAAAATTTTCTAATAAGTCTAATACTTGATCAGTAGTATAAAGTCCGCTTATAAGAGCTTCTTTTGCCATTTTAGTAGCAGTTGCATACATAACAGCATCAGCATCTTTGCCGTAACGTTTTTTAAAGTCGCCTTTATTCTTCTTCATACCCTTGACGTTTTTTTCTTTTTTCTTTTCTTCGCCTTTGGTAAGTGTACGTTCTTCCATATTTTGATATTCTTTTTCTAGTTCAGCTAATTCTTTTTCTAGATTATCTAAATCATTTTTATCAGGTTCAAAGTCATTGAATAATTTTTTCAAGTCTTTTTCATCTTTTGCTTTTACTAATTCGTCATAAAGTTTTTTCCCGCCATATAATGCAACTGCAATAGCCACAGCAGGCATACCGTATTTTGCTAAACTTTTTACTACAGGATGATTAAAGAATTTTTCAAGCCAAGCCAGAGCATCACCGATCCATTTAAATGTTTTCCATGATACAGTTAAGAATGCTAATGCCCATTTGTTCTGCCAAAACCATTTAATTATTTTTAATATGTAACTACCATGTTTTAAAAATTTAAAGTATTGAATGTATTCATTTAATTGCGTATTTTCTGCAACAGGTTCTTTCATATGTTGTTGTATTGCTTTTGCAGTACGTTCGAACTTATGATCTTTGTGTTTAAAGCCTTCACCACCAGCCGCTTCCCAACTAGCAATGTTTTTTCCAAAGTCATCGATTAAAATGTTTGGTGTACCATCGCTGTTAACAGCATACTTAGGTTTGTCATGTGTAATGATAACATTCTCTGGTGGAAAGAAGTCTAAATTATTTTTAATCCATTCACGTTTGTGTGGTTCTGAATTAGGATCGTTTGGTAGTGGACTACTTAGAATAGTATAACTACCTTTGACTTTTTTAATAACACCTAGCAAGTTTTTTGCTTGTGGTAGTAATGGTAAGTCTAACCAAAAATTATCTTTATCTCTAATCTTTTGTAGTGCAGGTTCAATGTCTTTTACTTTACGCCAGTCACTGCCTATTAACTTTTGCCATTCTCCAAAGAAGTCTGCTAATACGCCATCCATGTCTACGTATACTTTACTTGTACTTGCTAATTCGCCCAAATTTTCTGCCATCTTACTATAGTATAGCATACTTTCATCAGTGTTGTCAACCGATTCTGCAAGGCCTAGATTGAATAATACATTGGTTTTGGAGCCTTTTACCTTTTTTGATAGTGTAGGTGGGCGTCCATCTTTGTCTACTTTGTTACCAAACTTAGCGGCTTGCTTCTTAATAGCATCTACACCAACATCTGCTGTAGTATTGACACCTTTTACAACACGGCCACCGTGTTCTTGTATCTGAAGGAAGTGTTTGAAACTGCCTGGCTTAGGAACTTTGTTTTCAATATCTTTTAAATTATGATACTTCATTTTTTCCGTCCTCTAAAACCACCACCAGTCATGTGTGGTAAACTAAACCAAAGTTTGAACCAGTCTTCGTCACCTGGTTTGATATTTTTTTTCTTCTCTATCTTACGTTTTTCACTAGCAGTCTTACTAATGTTTTCAAGAGTATATTCAGTATAACCTTTATACTCATTGACACCTGCAAGTTCTTTTAAACGTTCAATATCCATATTAGTCAGCTCGCCTAATATCGTGTTTAATATCTAATTGAGTAAACAACTTTGATGTTGTTTCAATGCTTGTAAGCATTTTTTTAATTCTATCTAAATGGTCTGGGTTGTCTTCAACTTTTTGTCTAAACTTATTAGCCGCTTCAGGTTTAATAAACAACAGTCTACCACTCCATGCCGCACCTTTTCTGTAAAAACTTAAAAAATGTTCTTTACCATCTACTCTATCTGCAATCCAATCTAATACTTTCATTTTATTTGGATCTTGTTCTTTGATACTGCCATTGTCTGTGCTTTTAAAAAATTTATATTCGCCTAGATCTTCTTCTGATACACTATCGTTAACAACATTAACACCCATACCTGATCTAACCTTGTTAAACATCATTTGTGCAAGTCTTTCATCACCTGCAACACCTTGTTTAAAAGTTTCAAAGTCGTCGTCAACTGCCGCGGCTTTAAGTTTACTTGCACTCATACCTTCAGCACCTTCTGCATCAGGATCACGTTCGCCTGCACTTACAACATCAATATTATCAAACTCATAATCTTTGCCGTTATACTTATTAAGTAGTTTTGTAAATGATTCAACTCTATCACTACCTGCTATATATACAACTTCGTTATAACCTTGAGATTGTAAATGTTGCATTGCTTGAATAATTGTTTTTACATCTTTGTTGCCTACTATTATATCAGAACCAAAACTCTTTTGTGCAAAGAAAACCTTTTCTGCAAATGATAGTGGATCTGTTTTAGGCTTTTGTGTATGACTTAAAAATAAAAAATGGTCTCCAGGATATCCTGCCATCTTGTCTACAAGTTTTTTGTGTCCAATGGTTGGAGGATTCATTCTACCAAAAGCAAATACTGCTATTTTGCCGTCAGCTTCAAATAGTTCTCTGAGATGCATCTAGTTCTTCCTTAGGATTTCTTTCGTGATCTAATACCATATGTGCTAAGTCTGCTTTTTCTTGTGCATTCATAAGCTCTTCAGGTAGTTTATTAAGGTCGTACTTTAAACAATAATGATTTAATGCCTTATCACACAAAGGCATAATATGTCCTTGGATTACTTTTTCGTTAGTTTCACTTTTCATTTTATCCATACATGGCATGTAATGTTTGCGATAAAATTCTTCATCATTTATCATATGAAAATGTACATCGTCAATGACATTAAACGGCATTGAGTCTTGTTTCATATCAAATATTTCTCTTAGTAACATATTACTTCCTTACCATTTACGGCATGACCAATAACGTGCCTTAGTACGTGGTCCTGGATTATCACAGTTGTGTCTTGCTCTAAAGCTCTTACGTCTTGCAGGGTTAGACTTTTTAATCTTCATTGCTTTACCTTTAACACTTGATCCGCCGTGTCCAAAGTTTACTTTTTTTACATTACCTGTTTTAGGATCTTTTACGTATACTTTAAACTTCTTAACGTCACCTTGCATAGGCTTACCAAGTTTAACTTTACGCCCTTGGTACTCTGCTTCGTCCATGATTTCATCTTCATTGTACCACATTTCGCCATACGCTTCGTAGAAGTCATCATCGTCATCATATGTTTCGTCAATACTTGCACCAGCAAGTTCTTTCATTCTATCAAGTTCTTCGTTATCGGGTACAGCACTTGCCATTTCTTTACAATCTGAGCATCTGCCATGTCCTTGATAGACATCCATAATAGGTGCGCCACAGCAATTACTTACCATGCCTTCTTCATTTTCGTCGCCTGGTGAGTATGCTTCTTTTGTCTTTTCAGCTTTACTGTATTTGTCTTTGATGCGTCCTAATTCTTCTTGACTAGCACCTTCACGTCCTGCTTTAGCGGCTTTTTTCATATATTCTTTACCGTGCTTTTTCACACCAGTATAGTATTGTAAGCCTGATTCGTTTGTTTCGGCTTCTAATAAGTAGTCTTTAAATGTTTTTGTCATGCGTCAACACCTTTACGTTGTAATATAAAGTATTTATCAATAGTAGTCAACCTCTAATGGTGCAGTGGACTAAATAGAAACCAAAAAGGAACGGCTATGTTGAAGCACAAACACATGATAATTAGAGCTGAAGTAAGCAATCCACCACAATGCGAGCAAACTATAGTCGATTGGGCTGGTAATTTAATAAGAGATATAGATATGAAGATAATGATGGGGCCATATGCTAAGTATTGTGAAATGCCGGGCAATAGAGGGTTTACGTGTGTTACTATTATTGAAACAAGTCATATAGCAATACACGTTTGGGACGAAACCAGTCCTGCACTAGTACAACTAGATGTATATACATGTGGTGAATTACATAAAGATAAAGTATTTGATGCACTAGAACGCTGGGATCCAGTTAAAGTTGAATACAAATATTTAGATAGAGAAAAAGAACTTACGTTAGTTTAAGCTCTTGCGTATTGTGGAGTTGCTTTTTGTTGATCATCATTCCAAGTTATACCACCTTTGATCATAACATCACCGGCTTCAACTGCTTTTATCAACTCTGCTTGAGTACCAATTAGATAGTAATTCCTATTCATAGAGTTTACAAACAATATGTTTTCTACTTCATCTTCTTTATTGTAACTATCATATGCTAGTGCAGAATAGTTAAGTTGAAACTTACTAACGTCGATACTGCCATCAGGTTCTACCATTGCAGAAATTCTTTTCTTCCAATTACTAACTTTTTTCCAACCATTAATAATACTTTTAAATGTTGCATCTAAAAGTTCTACAGTATCTTCAGGTTTGCCGTTTGGAATAAGAACTTCATTGTTTAAAACTTTTAACCCACTAGCATTAAAATTATACCTACTCGAAAGTTTCTTAGATACTTTACCTTTTGAAGTCATTACGTTAAATGCACTCATGTAGCCTGGTTCTTTCATTGCACCTTTTTCGTCGTTTGGATTAATTTCTTTTATTTTAGGATTAATTCTTTTAACTTGTTTATTTAATTCTTGCCAACCAGAAGTACCAGCACCAATTCCTTTTGAATTTAACCTTGCTCCGTATAAACTACCTGGAGTCATTTGCTTACTATTGTATCCACTTCCTTTTAGTTCAAAGGCAACACCGTCTACTATTAGATCGCCTTTGTCATCTGCTTTTTTAGCAGGGTTACCTAATATTGCTAAACCTACTTCAGCAGGTCCATAATTTCCTGATGTTGTTCCGCCAGGAATAAACCCAAAGAATGCTGTTTTAATTTCTTCGTCAAATAAGTCTTTTACGTCTTGATCTAGATTTTGATTAATATGATCATCAATCTTACCTTTCTTAGCCGCAACTAAACCTTTCATATCAATTACTTGACCTGCAATAGCATAATCTAAAAACTTATTAATTGTTTCTGGAGAAATATCTCTGTCCTCAACTGTGTTAATAATAGCTGTCATATGATTTAAAATACTTTTTTGTACAGCACTCATATTAGTCTTATCTAATTGGCTTTCAGGAGTTAAACCTTCTGCTTTTTTAACAAGTAACTTTAATTTATTTCTTAATTCTCTTTTAAAGGTTTTTAGATCTTTTATAGTTTGCGTTCTTTCTTCGCCTCTTTCCTGTTTAATTTGTTCAGGAATTGCTTGTTCTAATGCTGAAATATCTTTTTGTAATTTCATAGCATCAGGATTTTTACATACGTTTATTGGTTGCCCGCCACACATAGCATCAATGGTTTGCTTTATATTTGCAATAAGCATTTCTATTGGTGAAGTTGCTACAGCAACGTCTTCTTCAACAGACTCTTCTTTACCTTGATTAGCAAGAAGTTGTTTTGCTTTTTGTTGTAGTTTCTCTAACTGACTCTGAATTTTCTTATATATGCTAGGATTTTCTTCTTTAGCATTATCTGCGGCAGTTGCAATGATGTCTAAGTTTTGATCTACATCGTCTTCAACTTTAGTAGGGCTAACAGCAGGTCTTAGAGCCTGTATTTCATCTTCACTTAATTTAAACTGACCGTAACGCATTATACACTTACCTCAATATCAAAGTTATCATATCCTAAATCAAATAATTTGTTTGCTATATCTTCAGCAACTAAATCTGATTCTTCTTCGTCTAATTGTGCATGTGTTTCTACAGTAAGCACAGTTTTTCCATCTTCGCTTTCATTAAGACTATAATTTGTTTCACTTTCAAGCAATGCAGGTGAAGCCATAGTAGCTACTTCTGATACTACAATATCATCTAGTTCTTCTTTGTTATCAAAAATAACATTAATAAAATTTTCCATATTACTTCCTAGTGATTAAGTCTAATGCTGTTTACAGTACCATCTGTGTATACTAGTTTTGCTCTAATATAAACAAAGTTACCTGTAAAGTTAGCATATTTAACGTCTGTTTGATTAGCAACGGTTACA